AAGACTGTGAGTTGTTTGGTCAGTCTGATTGTTCAGCTGGTAAACACAGACTAGTAATCACTGAGGGTGAACTAGATGCGTGTGCTGTAGCTCAAGGTATGTTAGATACTAGTAATAAAATATGGAACGTTGTATCAATACCCTCAGCTTCAAACCTAAGAAGTTTATTAGAGCAACGTGATTGGATCAATTCATTCAGAGAAATTGTACTTTGTTTTGATCAAGATGATGCAGGTCAAAAAGCACAAGATGCTGCAGCTAAAATGTTTAATGCTGGTAAAGTAAAGATAGCTAAACTAAAAGAGAAAGACCCTTGTGAAGTACTAATTAAACATGGGGGTAAGGCTCTGAATGATGCTATCTTTTCAGCACAACTCTGGTCACCTGCTGGGATAGTAACAGGTGAAGGTGTATGGGAACAGTTTAAAGAAAGACAAAATGTAGAATCTGTACCATACCCTGACTGTATGGGTGGACTTAATGAAAAACTAAAGGGGATAAGATATGGTGAAATTACTTTGTTTACCTCTGGCACTGGTAGTGGTAAGTCTACTGTCATTAAAGAGATTGTTCTTGACCTTCTTGCTAAGACAAGTGATAAGGTTGGACTCATTAGTCTGGAAGAAAGTGTTGGAGATACAGCCGAAAAGTTTATCTCAATGCAACTTAAACGTAACATCATGGATCCTCCACCAACTAGTGAAGAGGAACTTAGACGCGGATACGAAGCTGTGTTCGGTGACGAGCGACTGGTTCTCTTGGATCACCAAGGCTCCGTTGGGGACTCATCTCTTATCGATAAGATCGAATACATGGCCCTTATGGGTTGCAAGTACCTCGTTCTTGACCACATTACTATCGCGGTATCAGAAGGTTCTGAAGGACTATCTGGTAACGAAGCGGTAGATAAGGTCATGTCTGACTTACTTAAGGTTGTTAAGAGACACAACGTATGGCTGGGTCTTATCAGTCACCTACGTAAAGCACAAGGGGGTAAGAGTTTTGAGGAAGGGAACATCGCATCTATCGATGATATCAAAGGCAGTGGTTCGATCAAGCAGATCTCGTTCGACATCATTGCCTTTTCAAGAAACCTCGTTGCAGAGTCAGAGTCAGAACGAAACACAATCAAGTTCAAGGTACTCAAGTCCAGATTCACAGGACTCACTGGACCTGCAGGATCCGCTACATACAACAACAAAACCACTAGACTAATAGCATCTGGTGGATTTGACGATTACTTTACAATATAATAACAGAAAGAGGATTGTATGAATCCATTCGATAACATCTCAGAGTACCTAGTTGATAAGGTCTCAAGGGTTAATCCAAATAACCCTAAGGCAAACTCAGGTGGTGTACTTCTGAGATTGTATAAAGAATATAAAGAGGAGATGCCACGACTAGTAAACGTGGCTTTCCAAACAATACAAATGAGATTCACCTACGATACCTCAGATAGTCCTGCAGGGACTGCACAGTTGACAGCTGTATCTACAGCAATAGGTCAACGTATAGCACGTGTAATCAAAAGGGAACCCCCTGGGTTACCCTGGAACATGCATGTGAGGTTGGGTGATCTCTTTATAGAAGCGTTCTATAACTGTGGATACATAGACATATACTACCCAAAGACAAGGGACACTAGTTATATTGTATCAGCTACAGCTAAATGGATAGACCTTGCCGATATACCAGAGGCAATGATGAGGATCTCTTTGACACACACTGTGTTAGAAAGACCAGATAGAATATCAAAGATCATACAACAGGACGGTGAACCTGTAATTAAAGAGTGGACAGAAGAGGACAACGCAAGGTTTGAACCTATGATTGGAACCCCTTGGGTTACTTCAGTAAACAAACTACAACGTACTGGATGGAGAATCAACCAACGTGTGTATGATACTCTTATAGAAAACAAAGATACATTTGTGTCATCAACACCAATAGATGATAATGACGCTAAGGAAATGAAACGTAGAAGCAAGCTGGTAGAGTGGGGTTTCATTACTACTAAAGCTAAGCTGTTATATGATCACGATGTCTTCTATCAGTTCATGCAAGCAGACTATAGGGGTAGGCTATACTACTCAGAGTCCTTCCTAAACTATCAAGGGTCTGATCTAGCCAGAGGTATGATGACCTTCGCTAGGGGTAAACCTATGACAGAGGACGGTCTCTTCTGGTTAGCTGTACACACAGCCAATACATTCAATCAGAGTTATAACATAGATGAGATACCTGACTGGTGTGAGACTGACTACGCAGGATACCTAGAAGAAGAAAAGCTAGAGTCTATAAGCGTAGATAAGTTTACCCTTGAGGACAGGGTAAGGTGGACTAACGATAACATGGAAGTTATTGTCGAAATGGGTAGGAGAGGTATCGTAGCAGATATAGCAGAGAAATCTGTGTCATTCCTAGCTTGTTGCTTTGAGTGGTTTGATTACCAAAGAGCAGTCAAAGATAATAGAATCCACGTTAGCCACCTTCCAGTGCCCATAGACGGGTCTAACAATGGTTGGCAGCATCTAGGTGCTATTTCTAAAGACAGCCAGACAGGGAGGCTTGTAGGGCTAATACCAGTAGATATACAACATGACTTCTATGTTCAGACTGCTAAGCAGCTATATCATTTGACAACTGATGAGAGACTTAAAGACATCCTTGATCAGATGCCAATGAAACATATTAGAAAAGCTATATCTAAACGTGGTAGTATGACAAGAGCATACTCAGCAGGTGCAAAGAAGATCGCTGAGAATATGTTCTTTGACTGTAAAGCAGAGGACTTCCATATACAATATGGGATAACACAAGATGACTGTGACAAGTTAGCTAAGCTGCTAATCAAAGCAATCAACCTTGTATGTCCAGGACCCCTGCATACTATGGCATACCTGCAAAGACTAGCACAGTATGAGATAGGTGAATACTTAAAGTACAATGATCAAGACGAACCAGCTGGACCAGAATACAAACAACTGGTTAAGGATCAGAAAGAATTGTACACAAAGAAAGATAAAACTGATGAGGAGATTGAACACCTCAACACACTCACGGTACGTCTTAGATCATACAAAAGTAAACTGATACATGGCAATGGTAGAAGTGACCTCTCATGGGTAACACCATCAGGGTTCAAAGTAATCTATCAGAACTATACTACAGCTACACGAAAATGTAGAGGTACTATAAGTGGCTATAAGTCTGAATCTAAAGGACACAAAGGAGTGAACCATGTGGCAAGAGTACCTACGAAGACCCCAGACATTCGCGGATTTATGTGTGGTGTCAGTCCTAACTACATTCACAGTCAGGATGCCAGTCATATGGCATTGGTTATTGAGGAATGGAATGGTGATTTCGGAGCAGTACATGATTCCTTTAGCACTCATGCATGTGATGTCGAAGCACTACTAGCGAGGACTAAACAAAGCTTTATCGATATGTATGATAAAGATAATTACTACGACTTGATACAACAAAACATCATCACTGATGCTACTAACCTTGACGTAGAGCAACCAGAGCTAGGCAACCTAGACGTAACACAGATCTATGAGTCTGATTACTTCTTTGCCTAAGGAGAAACCAATGAGCGATAAAAAATCGTACAACTACTTGGCTCTACGTGGAGCACCAGTAGATGACATGGAGTATGTAGATACCTTTGGGTTATCCCCAGAGTCTGCATACTCAAATAAGATTAACGAAGACATGCTACAGTATAACTATGACAAAGCAGTTGAACGTGGTATGGAACCAGACACAGCTGCACAGATAAAGAAAGATGCTGAGCGTGACATCAGAGAGCTACTGGCTAAGAACGGTATGCTTAAATAAAAAAGCCCCTACTAGTTTCCTTAATTGGATTCTAGTAGGGGTATTTTTTTTAATGTGAATAGTATTGAAGGACTGCTAGGTCAGGGTTATCGCTATTCATGTTAGCTATAATCTTTGACTTTAATGCAGACTTACGCTTTTCAACTTCTTTAATAAAAGACTCAAGCTTTGTATTAATTTTTGTAGTATCTTCAAGAGCTTGTGTAAATATTTGAAGGTCTTTAACTGTTAAGGTTGTATTAGGATCAATAACACTAATCCCTTTTGGTCCACTTGAAAACCCCCTAAACCCTCTCTTTACCATGTTAGATTGTAAAGATTGAACTGCTTTAAAAATATCATCAGGTACAGGGTACATAATTTGTCCCAGTTTATTGTTAATATTTAACACAGGATTACCTTGTTTACTTGTATAAGTTGAGAAGAGATAGTCTAGCATAGCCCTTTCATTACCTTGCAACACTTGAGTTGGGTTCTTAAACTTTTCATTTAAGGATTGCCTTAGTTGCTTTAAAGAGTTCTGTGTTTGCTTTAGGTAAGACCACTCAAAATTAATATCTACCCATGCTTTGTTTACATCTTTAAGAACAGCATCATACGAAGCAGCATCCATTTTAAATGCATCATAGATAGGGAACACATACGGTTGTTGTTTAGGGTTCTGTGATCTTTGTTTAATGTCTTTCCAATAACCACCTTTATCAGATGCTAATCTTGCTACTGTTGCAGCATCGATTGATTGAACAGGGATAGGTATTGCAGCACCCCAAGATGTACCACCCACTTCAGTTGTTTGTTCACCTGTTATAGGATCAGTTCTAAACTTTGGAGCCGCAGACGTAGCCTCTTCACCGTACACTTGAGACTTTGGTGTTGTTTGCTTTTGGTAAAAAGGAGAACCATCTCTAATTTGCATAAGGATTCTAGGAAATTCTTTATTCCAAATACCACGATCTTCATTGTGTGTTATTTCTTTTCCACGAGTTTCTTGTAACGCTGCCATAGCATCAGGGTTTTGATCAAGACTTGCTTGTATAAGTTTAGTCATAAGACC